TTAATGCTAAAGACAAAGCCTGAAGCACTAAATAGAACATCATCAAAGTTGGCATATTGACTTTCGGTGATGTTATCTTGACCTTGATTGGTCGTAATATATTGAACTGCATTATTTGCAGGTGTTGGTGTATTTGCTGTTCCACCCATTGCTGAATGTGAACTACAATAATAATAAAGTGTTGGAGCTCCACTAGCTACAACGATTGTTACTTGTGTTGAACTATTGTGAGTTACACCTGTTGTGTATTCTGAACCACTTGCGTGTGTTCCATTTGATGTTGTTGAAAACTTAAATGGGTGTGCTGAAGGATAATTAAATACATAAGTATTTCCTTCGTATAAATCTAAAGTATCTTGTTGAACACCATCTATAAAATATTTGTTAGAACCACCAACTGAAGAAACTGTAACTGTTTTTACTAAAGTAGATGGATTGTAATATTTATTAAAACCATAAACTTCTGCTGAAGAAGCATTTGCGTATTCTAAAGCATTTCCTGCTGAATTTACAACTAAAGCCTGTCCTGCTGTGCCAATACTTGCAGGTGTATTTGTTAAATCATTAATTGATATGTTAGCTAATTGGAATGTTCCATAAGCCACAATCATTAAAATATCGTTTGCTGAAGCACCTGTACCTAATACAACGCTAGTACCTGAAGTTGCAGTAAAATCTGCATTTGCAAGTTTAACTCCGTTTAAATATACATCTATAAACCCTGCGTCATACGCCAAAGTTTTTGAATTTGAATCTGAACCTGTAAATGTTGTTTGGTTTGCTGTTGCAGTATATTCAAACCTGTTGCTTGTTCCGTTAACTGTAGAACCTGCCGCCGCCCAACCTGACGATTTGTATACTTTTAATTCGTTTGCACTTGTATCAAAATATAAATCTCCTAAAGTTAGTGAACTTGTAGGTGCTGAACTTGAAATTCTGTATACGTCAGCAAAATTATTTACTGCCGCTAAGTTTGTAGCTACAGTATTAATATTTGTAATACCACCTGCTACTGCTGTAATATTAGAATTTGCTCCTGCTACTGTGTTAATGTTTGTATTGTTTCCTGCAACAGTATTGATGTTGCTAGAATTAGAATTTACAGTTGATATTGCTGAAGACAAACCTGCAACTGTATTAATATTTGAACTGTTAGAATTTACAGCATTAATATTAGTCGCATTACTGTTTACTGCTGATACTGCTGAACTTATACCTGCTACTGAAGTAACATTTGCGTGAATACCTGCAACTGTAGTTACGTTAGCTGATATACCTGCTACTGTATTTACGTTAGCAATGCCAGTACCTACTGTATTAACATTAGCTATGTTTGTAGCAACTGTATCTATCTCAGATGTTGCTTCGTTTAAATCATCAGCTACAGTCTCTACTTCTGAAACTGCTTCTGCTAAATCATTAGCTACTGCTATAACCTTTGTAATATCTGTTGCTACTGTGTTTACTGAAGCAATGTTAGTTGCTACTGTATTAATGTTTGTAGCGTTAGAATTGGTTGTAGTAATAGCTGACATGTTACTATTAACAGTATTAATCGCTGATATATTGCTATTAACATTGTTAAGAGTAGTCTTATCTGACGCTGATAACCACGTGTTTTCTAAATAATTCTTAGTTGCCGCATGTTGTGCCGCCGTAGGGTCTGCCACATTTGTAAGTCTTTTGTTTTGTGCGTCCCATTGAAAATCTGTACTTGATACTTTAATAACATCATTAGCATCATCAATGGCTTCTTGACCCATAAAGAACGCTTGGTCTGAATCTGTATCTAAATCATTCTCTGTAAGTACAGAACCAGAAGCATAATCTACTAATTTAGTACCTTGTGAGGTTCTACGTCTAATCTCAATGGCTACTGCATTTGCAGGAGCAGTGTTAAATGTAAGTGTTGTTCCTGCGGCATTTAATGTAAAAGCTGTTGAAGCTACACCTGCTAGGGTAATTGCCAAGTCTGCTGTACTTCTATAACTAAAAGGTATAGAATACGCTGTTGTACTACCGTTACCAGTGTATCTTACAAAACTGTTTGCCATTTAATTCCTTAATTTAATTTGTTTTATCTAAAAGGGGTACTTTATTGTAATTGTGTTAAAACTTGAGATTGTTGCTTTCCATAAGTCTCTTTGTACCCATTAATTGTAGAAACTTTGCCATTATCAGCTTCAAAGAACGCATATTGCATTATGTATTCTCTTGATGCTCTTTCATATTCTCTTATTATTTCTAACAAATATTTATCACCTTGATATTTACCTGCATAAATTCTGTTGTCTCTTAAATATCCTTTAGTATTATATGCTGATTTTGGATTATCTAATTCATATATAATACGTTCATTTAAGGTTCTACCACCTAATAACACTTGAGATTTTACTTGGTTCATAGCCTCATATAAAGTTGTACCTTCTCTTAATTCTATTGCATTTGCTAAAACTTTGTTAGATTTCATTTTGACAACATTATATTGTTTTAAATTAATATCTAATTTTGTTCCTACATCTACTTTAAATCTAGGTCTTTCCCATAAAATGTTTGAAGTTTGTAATATTTCTTTTGCTCTATCTGTAAGTATATTTTTACCATTTCTATCAGTAATATTAGCACTCCAATGACTTGTTACTGGAAATATATCTTGCCAGTTACCAAGTAATAAACCTTGTGGTTTAGGATATGTATTACCTAAGGCATCTCTTCTAGGTGATAAAGCATCACCATAATTTAATAATGGAAATTGTCCATCAAGATATTCTTCATTTACAATTTTTGCTAAAGCATACGGTGATGATTGTGATAAATGGTCAACCATAGTTATTAATTCTTTTTCTGAATCTGCAAACACTTTGTTAGACCATCTCCAACCTGTAGCGGCAGGAAATAATTTACTAGCACTTCTACTTAAATATCTATCTATTTTAGAAACATTAGCCGCACCTTCTTCATTAGTTGCTTCTGTATCACTAAATATTGCCATCATCTCAAAGAAATCTTGTGTCATTAAATTACTTGCAAATATGTTAGACCACAATGAAAATGATGAACTAGCCAAGTGTGTAAAGAACTCTGTCATTTTATTTTGTTCTATGCTGTGTGCAGGGTCGTCCCATAGATTACCTAAATCTTCTACTGAATCTTTTATTGCCGCAGTTACCATAAAAGGAATTGACAATGGAAAGAACCTAGACATAGACACATATTGGTCAACACCATTTTCATCTTGATATTTGTATGAAAATCTGTGTTTTCTATCTTTAGTTTTATATCCTGTAATTTTATCATTCATAGCATACATAGTTGCCATACCATAAACTGTCATACCTAAATAACTTAGAGCTTCTGCTTTTTGTCTAACAACAGGGTCAGATGCTTTACGCATAGCAGAGTATTCCATGTTTAATTTATTAAGTAATGGTGTCATCTGCCAACCATACTTAAATAAACTAACAGGTGTTTTAACAAAGTGTAAACCTGTTAATACTCTTATTAATGGATATTTGTTTGTTAATTTTAATAACAAGTCACCAAAGTTATTAGAACTTTGTTTTTGATTTGGATAAAATTGATTAGGGTCTAATGCTTCATTCTTTAGATTTTGTGTAAATGAACTAATCCTTGCTATATATGTAGGGTCATTAGCTACAGATTTTGTTAAATCATCTAATGATTGTGTTTCAATTTTATTAAATGTTTTTGTTTGTCTAAAATTACCAAATTCATCTTCATATTGAAAATATAACTCAGACCATTTTTTTTCAAAAGGTGTTTGTTGCACTTTTTGTCCTTCAAGATTCATTAAGTTTTTATCTAATGTAGCTACTTTTTTTGTGTTTATCTTGTCTTGTGCTTTTTCAAATCTTATGTTTTCTTTTAAACTTCTAATTTTTTCTTCTAATTTTATCGTTTGTGTTTTGTTAATTTTTTTGCTTTTCCATAATTCAGGATAAAATGTTCTCATTCTTTGATTAACATTAGCTACTCGTTGTGCTCTATTAAATATGTTTTTTGTGAATGAGTCACCTGCTTGTAAACCTCTAAGTGATAGAAAAGATAATTTACCAATAGGTGAACCTACAAACGCTAATGCTCTTTTTAATACATTGTTAGATTCTCTTAATTGTGTAAAATAAGTTTCCATGTTTCTTTGTTGTCTACCATCAAATCTATGTTCTAATGTATCACCGATTGCTCTATTAGCTTTCCATGCAAGTTGTGCTTTTTTAAATGCTATTTGAAAGAATCTAGTTTGACCAACCATTAAGTCATTAGCCATTCTAATTTTATTTAATCCTAATTTACCTTCACCTCTAGCAAAACTTAAAAGACCACTATAATAATTTTCTACAATATTAGCTTGAAATCTAGCAATAGTAGACAATACGTTTATTTCGTGTGTTGTAGGGTCAAACAATAAGTTACCAGTTACATATTCATTCAATGCTTCTGATAATGTAACTCTTGTATCTTTTTTTGTTCTGTTATATTTTCTAACAAATTTTCTTAATAATTCATCATTACTAGATAATTCTGCAAATTGATTAATAGCTTTAACTTGGTCTTCTGGTGTCATTTTTTCAATACGTGACAACAAGTTAGGCATTTCTTTTGTAATAGCAATGTCTGCGTCCATACGTAATTTATCTGCATCTGTTACTTCTACTATAAGTTTTTGGGAATTTAAAGCGTCAGATACGCCTTCTACTGATTTGATGTGATTTTGTAATAATAATTGTTTTTCTTTCAATGCTTCAAATAATTTTTGAGCTATTGCAAATTTTTCTTTAGGGTCTACTGCTTCTTCACCTATCTTTCTAATTTCAGAAATTTCTTTTGCTTTATTAACTAAGTTGTATCTACCTGCTAATATACTAGATGCTAAGTCAGGAGCAACTCTAACTACTAAACCTAATTCTTCTGCTAATTTTTTTGCATTTTTAGGGTCTAGTAATTTTAAAGATTTTTCTTTTATGTTTTGTAAAAGACCAACTCTTTCATTTGTTCGTATAGAACCTTTTTCTTTTAATCTTTTAATAGTAGCATTAATTTCTTTTATAACAATATTGTGGTCTTCTTTAGAACTAATTTTGTTTAAATTAATAATAGGTGTTTTTCTTTTTACTTCTTTAACTTTTTTTTCAATAACTTCTACTTCACTTTTTCTTACTTTAGTTATTTTAGGTTCTTTAACTTTAATGTCTGGTTTCTTTTTAGTAACTTTACCATCTTTACCTGACCAAGTAGTTTCTGTGCTCTTACCACCAAATCCTGCATCTTTATCTAAATCACCTTTAAATCCATTACCTTTATCATAAAATTTTCCTGCTTTACCTTTAGAAGTCCAATAACCCATAGTACCACCTATAGTACCTTGAGCTACACCACCAATAGTACCTGCTAATAATGTTCTTGTTAAATTGTAATCAGACATTAAATTAGAATCTATTTCAGCAGTTTGTCTTGCCATGTCAGCAGATGCTCCTATAGCCGCACCATAGATTGCTTCTTTTTTAGCAACATCTATAGCCGCCGCTTTAGCCGCTTGTTTTTGAAATTCTTTTTTTGCTAATCCTTTTAATGGAACTTTAGCCGCTTCTCTAACAATGGTACTACCTGTACCAAAAGTAAATAAGTTAAGAGGGTCAGACACTAAGGCAGGTACAAAATCTTTAGCCCATTTTGCAAAACCAATAGTTTCACTTCCAAACCAAGGTAAGTCTGCGTATACTTGAGTTATTTCAGCCCAGTCACCTTTGTAAGTATCATCTTTTGCTAAAACATTTCCTACATCATAAGCAATACCTGCTGTGTTATATTCACTCCATATTCTATCTTGATAAAACTTTTCTATTAATTCTTGTTTAGTAAAATCTTTTATATTCTTACCACCTGTAATAGTGTTGTTTTTATCAGTTATACCACCTGAATAGTATCGTCTAAGTACAGTTTCAAATTTGTCAGATTGTAATTTTTCAAGAGCTAACGCTTGTTTTTCAACACGTTTCATATTATCGTATTGATTTTTTTCTATTTTTTTTCTTCTGTTCTTGTGTAAGTGTTTGTACTTATCATTATCGTTAGATGATAAGGTACTAGATTGGTAAGAATCAAATACGCCCATAATTTATTTACTTTATATATTTATTGACAAATTCATCTAGTTGTTCCGTAGAAATTCCAAATGATTGTGCCATGTTAGTTTTAACTTCATCATTATTTGCAATGTAGAAATCATAAAAACCTTTAGTTATAGGTTGTCCTGCCATTGTATTAATGCCCTCTATAAAAGCATTTGTCTGTGCTTCTACACTGTCTTGGTCTGTAAAGAATTTAAAGTTTTTTGTAATTTCTGGTAAATCTACATTAGTAGTAAAATTATTAATATTATCTATTACAGCATTTGCTTGTTCTGAAAAATCTACATTCTGTAATCCAAGACCTTCCATTATATCCATAACTACATTCATTCTTTCATCAATGTTAGGAGTGTTAGGGTCATCACCAAATAAACCAAATCCTGCTGTTGCCATTAAATTAGAAAAGAATGGTGATTCTAATATTTTTTGTGAAACTGGAATTAAATCTGTTTCAGATTCTTTAACTAATTCAGATAACAATTCTGTTTCTTTTGATAAACTTGTAACTTCTTTACTAATGACATCAGTATAGTATTCTTGAGCATAACTATCTAAATCAGCAGACGTGGTTAAACCTGATTGTTCTATCCTAGCCGCCATAGTTTCACCCCAAGTTTTGTTGTCATATTTTTTAATTATAGATTCATACTGGTCAGTTAAATATTTTTTAGAATCTTCTACCCATTGCATTTGCACCTCAGCAGGTTGAGAAGAATTTGGTTTAGGATTTTCTCTATTCCATGCTAACCAATCTGTTGATAATTCATTTTCAATAGTGTCTACCATAAAATCAAATTTCCTATTATCATCAAATTTAGATAGAGTAGGAATACTATCAGATAATATTTTAGCTATTTTGTTTACTGTTCCTGTATATTCATTGTCTTGCAATGGACTTGTAAACCCTGAGTTAGCTCTTAATTCAGCACTAGCTAAAGATTTAAAAGAAGATAATATAGTTGTTTTTGATGCGTTGTTTTTAGCTAAATCTGTAAGTAATAAATCTACATTATTATTATAAACTCCTAAATGTATATCTCTATCTATACTTGCTAATGCACCTTTATCTTCTAACATGTTATCACTAGCAGTCATAATACTGTTAATAGTAATTGCCATAGTAGGATAATCTTTAATAAATTCTGATTTAAAATTATTAAATTCTTCTGAACTGTTATCCATACTAAACAAAGTAGATAATCTATCTTTTTTATCAGTTTCTATTTTTCTTTGATTAATTGTGTATTCTTGATTTTCTAAAGCTCTAGCTTTATTTTCATAAGTTTCTATTAATGCTTTAACTTCAGGTTTGTTACTTAATAAGAATTTTTGTAATTTATTACCTTTAGCATCAAGTCCTCTATCTGCATTTAAAATTTCAAATGCTCTAAGTAATTCTTTGCTTGTCTTTGCACCTTTAACAATATTTTCTACATCAGTCATAGCGGCTTTATTAATATCATCATTACTGTGCATAATAAATTTACCACCTTCACTGTTAGGTAATTCGTATTGTGTACTTTTTAAAGTTTGAAAATATGTTGTTCCTATTTCATCTGTAGGAATATCATTTGTAATAGCAATCAAATCTAATATTTTAGTTTCATAATTAAATTTAGCTCTTGTTTCTGCATCAGCAGACATTAATTTAGATTTAAAAGGTGTAAAAGAAGAAGCAAATCCTAATGTAAATGAATCATCTTTTCCATCAAAATTCATAGATTCCATGTATGGTTTTAAAAAGACATCTAAATTACTTGTTTTAAAATCATAATTAGTAAGCATATCTTCTTGAATTTTTAATTTTTGTTTAGATGCTTCTACTCTTCCTAAATGATATTGAACTGTTTTATCTACATATTTACCTGCTAATTCAGGGTGTTGACCTGCATTAATTTCTTCTAAAATAGTTTTGCTATCTTTACCTTGTGCATACAAAGTATTGACTTTACTAGCGGCTTCATCTTTTGATTTATCTATTTTGTAATCTTGAATATTTTGTAAAGTTGGAATTGTGCTTTTTTGTAAAGTATCTATAAGTTGAGTAGCGTCTGATACGTTAGAGGAAGACACATATCCTTTATTAAACGCATCAAAATATTTATTTTGTCTTTGTTTTGTATAAGCCATTATAATTAATCTTCATTGTAGGTTGATGTTTTTAAAGGTTCTTCTTTTGCTTGATTTTTGTAATAACCTTCAGCACCTATTGTTGCAATTTGTAATGCAAGACCTGTTCTACTAGGTTCTGTTACAGGTTTAATACTGTTATAAGTTTTAGAAAGATTAGCATACGCTGAAGTTTCATCACCTCGCAATGCTGTCATGTCTTGTCTGTAACCTGCAAGTATATCAGCGTAAGAAGAATCAAATTTACCACTTATGCTTTGTAATATTCTAGTAGCATTACCAAATCCTAAATTTAATCCTGACGCTTGTTCAGCTTTCTTTTCTTGAGAATTTTTAAATAACTCTTTAGATTTTTCCATGTCAGCTTCATTTTTTTCATTATCAATTTTAGCAATGTTGGCTAAATAATTTGCATCAGCATTTTTTCTTGTTTCATTGTTTGCATTTCTTTTACCTTTAGCAACTGCTTTTTGACTTTGATGAGAATATATCGCTGTTCCTATTTTTAATGCTGTAACTACATCACACATTTTTTTGTTTATTTAACTCCTTCATCATTAGTAAAAATGGCAATTTGCCATGACCGTATTTTTCTATTTTTTCTTTTGGTTCAAATCCTAAAAATTGTAACCATTTTAAAGTCTTCCAGTTTCTTGAATCTACAAAATTGTAAATGTATTCAAATCCTTGACTCATTTCATCAACCCAACGAGGACACTCTTTTAAAAATTGTCTTGTATGTTTGTATAAGTCATTACTAGACAACAACCATACTACTCCATATTCAGGTAATTGACTTGGACAACAACCAAACATGCCTATTACACCTTCATCTTTTGTGCCTATAATAGAATATATCTTTCCTTTTTCATAAGTAAAAGGTTCTACTAAAGCCTTTAAAGGACTGGCATTGTTAGATGCTAGTATTTCAGCTCTGTCTTCTGCTTTCATTTTAGGAGCTAACTCCAACGCATCTGCTAATATTGCAGGTCGTACATATTTTTCTTTAATCATTAAATCCTTCTTGAACGTGAATGATAATATCCTTCTATCTCAGCATCAGCAATATACACTGGTAAATGAGAATCACTTTTTATATCCATTACAAATTCTGTATTTCTACATTGTACTGGAACTCTCAAAGTACCAGAAGCGATTGCAGGTTTTCCTACAATACTTGTTGCTGTACCTATAACATAACCATTCATTATTGTTGTAGATAAATCTCTGTTGTTAGGTGTTACTTCTACTTTAAAGAAACCACTGTTTTCAAAATTAAAAGATATGTTTCTTATTTGATAACGACCTGATGTAATAGCAATTAAACCTCTACCAGTATTTTCTCTAATATAAGGTGTAGACAATCTGTAAATAGAAGAAAACGGTACACCTATATATAATGAGGTATGATTACCTACTATAGTATATGTAGAACCTGTTGTGTTTGTGGCTACATAGTTTGAACCATCTGTTCTATCTACTGCTATTAATCCTGTTTTTGCACCTACTGGTGAAGTGAAAGTTGTTAAATTTGTTGACGCACTATACGTACCTGTAACTGACGCTTTTAAATCTAAATAAACACCATGTCCTAATGTTGTGTCTTTTAAATTTCTTAAATCTATTTTAAATAATTTTGTGTTAGTACCTTCTGCCGCCATTACATATAAAAAACTTTCTAATGACATAGCACCTAAAATCTTAACACCACTAAATTCCCATTTAGCCCACGCAGTTTGTACTTTTTCACCTCTATCAAAAAAGTATTTGTAAACAAACATTGTGTCTGCATTTGTTGGTGACACTGCTGTACCTGAAGTATATGGTGCAGTTTGTGAATCTGCTGTATCAGATGTTAATACTACAATAGTATCTTCAGTTGTATTACTAATAATTTGATAAGCATTTGTTGGTATTAAACTTTGTACTGAAACTGTAATATCTAATCCATCATTTGTAAGTGTATCATCATCTGCAAAATATTCTCTTATTGCAGTATTGTTTGTTCTTGCTTGTGCAAAGTATGCAAACTTACCTGCTGACACTGGTGTAACAGAATCATCATGTTCAAAAGAAGATACTTCATCAAGTTTAGCTGAAGTAGGTGATATAGTTTCACTTGAACTATCTAATTTATATTGTGCTGTATCAGAAAATAAAAGTAAAGACTCATTAAATCCTACAGAATTTTTAAGTGTATTAACTTGTGTACCTGAAGCCGCAATATCAATAGGGTCAGTATCTAAAACTTGTGTTGTAGTCGTTGCAAAGTAATTAAAGAAACTAGCATTTTCTGTAAATATTAAATTTTCACCAGATAGTATTCCTAATCTGTTTTTATAAAAAGTTAAATTATTTATTTTTTTACCTACAAAACTAGGGTCAGCATTTGTATCACTATCTCCACATACTCTATCTGTCCAATCTAATTGTTTAAATGTAAATGTACCATTATTGTTATTAATTAATGCGTGTGGCATTGTAGAATTATCTAAACCTACACTTGTTGCAGGTGCAATAGTTTCATTCCAAACACCATTACCTTCAAATTTTACATAGTAATCAGATAATGTATCTCCTTCATCACCAGTAATTTTTAATATAACACCAAGTTTACCATAATAAGGTAACTTAGAAAAATCTTGTATTTTATCTCTAACAGCATACATACCTGTGTTACCTGAACCGTCTGCTGTACTTACTGTATAATTAGCATTGTTGTCTGTAGGTTTTCCATAAATTACAGAATCAAAACTTTCAAATGTAAAATGAGATGTAAAACCAGAATAGTTTGCTAATCCTTGTGAACTAGAAACAGTTGCTCCTGTATCTGTTCTTACAGTTTTAAATCCAATACCATCAGCATTACTATCATAGTGAGAACTTGCTGTGCCATTTAAAAGTATATCTTTAATTTTATCTGTGTCTCTAAATTTACTATCAGTAGAAGCATCATTACCAGTTGGAAGTTGAAATCTTACTTCTAACTCTTGAGCCATGTTAGGGTGTTTTAATGCTACTTTATATTCTCTACCATAGTTTGTTAATTTAACATTTATTAAAAACTCTTCTACTTTAGCCGCACTTGTAGTTGAATCTGCCGCTACTGTTGTAGCTGTGTTTGCAATAAAAGTAAAATCAGCAATGTTTACTAATTTAAAATTAGCTTTAGGATTTGTAGATGTTAAATAACTTGAACCACTTTGAACTGTAACAGTTTTAACATTTCCTTCTAAGTCCCAAACTTTAACACCACCATTGTAAAATGCTACAATATATTGGTTAGACTCATCTCTTTGAATAGACCAAAATTTAGTTTTATTAGAATATAAGTTAGTAGAATCTAAAGTTGCTACATAGTCTAATGAAGGTCTTTTAGATAAACCTTCTACTATACTATTTTGAAAATTAACTTGGTCTTCACCTTGATTTATTCCTCTTTGAGTAGGTGTCTGTTGAGACATACCATTAAGAAAATTAGGTATTGACTGTGATACCACACCACCCATTAGTAAGTCCTTCTAGTTGTTCTGTTAATTATTGAAAACGTATTTGAATCACCATTAAGAATGTTAATATCTGACTCTTGAGAATCTGCTTGATGAAATGACATTAATGCTTCATTCTCATCTTGACCAATTAATTTTGTAATTTGTGAGTCACCTATAAATCTTGACGCAAATCTTCTTGATGCTTTCATTGTTATATATCGTCTTGCGTATTCTGGAAGATGTTCAAATTGTTGAACTAAGACTAAGTCAACTGAACTAGGTGCACTTGTAAATACATCAGTATGTTTTTCCATGTCATATAAAAAACCATTTCTAATTGTATAATTGTAATTTCTGTATTGTTGGTTTGCATCTGCTTTTACACAGTTTGCAGGTAAAGGAACTTTGTTATCACTATCTAAAGATAATGATTTATAATTTGTGTGTGTGTTAAAATTCCAACCTTGAGATTGGATTGACATAGATGTTTCGTCAAGGATATTTTTAGCGACAGATACATCTACAGTAGTTGTCCCTGTAATTGAGTTTACTGGAGCTTCTCCAATAGTGCTCAACATAGTGTTTACTGCTTGTAACTCAGTAGTTGGTATAATTTGTGTTGTCATTTTATCCTTTTAAATTAAAAATAGAAAAGGGGGATTTGACTCCCCCTAATCTAAGTATAAGTAAAGAAACGATTACGCTTCTTTAATGCCTACAGCCGCTTCTGGTCTTAATACACCATGACCCATAGCATATTTAGCAACCATTAACGTACCTTGTCTTCTTATATCATACTCTTTCTCTACAGCTAAGTCCATTAGCTTAACAGTACCAACCGCACTTGGGTGTGATACTAGAGCAACGTAGTTAGTTAAGTTTACAGCTTGAGGGTTTGAACCACCTGCTGTAGCTGAACCTTGGTCTACGCCTGAGTTTACATTAGAAGCTACAAAGTGTGCAACAGGTACTAATTCAATACCTGCAATTTTAAGCACTTTACCTTCAGCGATTGAACCGTTACCACTGAAATCAACATTCACTGCGTTTGTAGCGTTTGCTAATTTGTAGTATTCTTCCAATCTCATAAAGCATTTTCTGCCTTCTGAAGGAACGTAGTTTGCATCTAATTGTTTTGCCGCACCAAATAGTGCATCAATCATTGCGTTAGCCGCAGTAGCGTCTGTTGCTGAAGCGATACCAGTATTAGTGATAGTTGCTCCTGCTCCATATCCACTGTCAGATACGTTAGCTGATGCTAATGATGCTTGACCAATAGTTTGTAAAATGTGCTTGTCTTTAGTAAAAGCTAATGCTCTTCCTATTTCTTGTGAGTAAGCACTTCTTACGTCCCAATGGTTTTTTGCCTCTTCAATATTTGATAAAAATACTGAAGATGTTAAAAGGTCATTAATTGTAATAACCTTTTCGTTGTGATTTACGTCAGAACCGTTGATTTCTGCTCCTGCTGTGTGGTAAGCCGCCGCTACTCTACCCATTACTGGGAAAGTTGCTGATTTACCAGATGCGATACTTCTTACCATATCTGCACCTGCTGTTTTTGAAGCTCTATCAAATGAAGTAATTACTTCACCTGCGAATACTTTTAAAAACAATGCGTCTTCTGAACCACCTGCATTTGCTCTTCCAACTGATACTGGATTTGCGTTTGCCATATTTGTCTCCTTTGTGATTTATGACTTAGTTTATAAAAGCCTCTTCAATTCAGTTATTTAGTCAAGATTGTCTACCGCAGTAGGTCAAGTTATTTGGCTAATTAAAGTTGGCAGTTGCCACGCATAAGCGTTGCACAACTATATTAACAATCCCACTTACGTAAAGCTAATGCTTTTCTAGTAGGTTTGCCGTTTTTAGACATAGCTCCTTTTACACCACCCATACGAGCACAAAACGATTTACGTCTTGAACTTGTTTTACTTTTGGTAGGTGCTTTTAAGTTATGTCCTTTGCTCTTAAAGTGAGCTCTCCCTGCGGCGTTTAAGCCGCCTGAAGGACTTTGGTATTTTTTAGCAACCATTATGCTTTCGCAGTTTTGGCGGCTCTCTTAAATTGTTTAGCAGTAGGTCTACCTTTAGCTCCTGCTTTTCGCATTTTTTCACCTGAACCTGCTTTAATTCTAGCACGTTTTTTATGAATGTTTGCGTATAGTCCGTTCTTTGCCATATTATTTTTTCTTTTTACTACTCATTATTTTTGATTTTAAAGCGGCAGGTAGTCTTTTCTGTCCACCTTTTAACGCTTTACTTGGTCTTCCTTTTTTAGAACCATAAGTTCCTTTTCCCATTGGCATATTTATTTCTCCTTTTTGGTTTTATCTACTAGGGGTACTTTTGATTTTTCAATAATGTCATCTATTTGTTTAAGACAACATTTTGCATGAGTTCTTTTATCAAATCTATCTTTCAATATATCCATAAATTTATCATGGTCAGCAACACCCACAGGGTTTTGTAAAAATGTATCTATTGTTGCAGTATGTTCAGCTTCATCAGCTTCATACCTTTTCTTTAACGCATGTAACCAAGCAATCATATTATAACTCCGAGTTAGATATTTTGTTTTTAACCATTGCTTGATAAGCAGGGTCTTTAGCATATCTAGGGTCAGACATAGCTTGTGTAACTTCAGCCCAAGATGCGTAACCTTGTTCAGGAGTAGGCGTAGCTCTGCCTTGTGTTAAAGAAGGTTCTGAACCATTTGCTGATTCATACTTAGCTTTAAGACCATCAACTGCTAATTTAACAGTGTCCATATCTTTACTGTTTACTGCTGTGTTATATGCTTTTTTCTCACCATCAGACATATTACTTGCCGCCCATTCAGCCATTTCTGTGTAGGCTTCATCACCACCTACCATATTTTTAACGGTTGAAGTTTGTTGGTCACCAATAGCTTTTTGTCCTGCAATAAATTGGTCAACATATTCTTTTGGAATACCTGACTTTTCTAATGCGTCATAAGATTTATCATCTAGTTTACCATTTTGTGCATACTCATCAGCTAAACTATCCATGTTTAAACCTGCATTTTCAACAGCTTTTTCAGCTATATCTAATTCACCTTTTTGTTCTTCTTTAGGTTCTTCTTCTTTTAAAGTTGCTTGATTAACTGGGTCAACTTCTTCTGTTTTTGGAGATTGTTCACCAAGTTTTTTTTCAAGTTCCGAATAACTTTTTGCCAAATCTTCAACTGACTTAAATTTTTCTGGTAAACCTTGAACACTTTGTGTAGACTGTTTCTCCTCTACTGGCTTTTCGCTAGTAGTTTCTGGTTGTTTTATTTCTACTGTTTCTACCATTTTTTATTCCTCTATTGTGGTTGTGGTTTAGTTGCATTATTAGCAACAGGTGCTACAGCTTTCTCAGCCATTTGCATCATTTGCTCATTTTGCATTTGCTCTTCTTGAGCTTCCTGTTCTTGTGCCATTTGTTCTTGTGACTTTATTAAACCTTCAGTTTCAATTCCTAAACCAGTAGCAATACGCTTAATTAAATCGTCTGGGTTTAATGACTGCACAACAGCAGGATTTATTTGAGCTAAGTTACCTATCTCAGCTACAAATTCTCTTAATTTTTGTAAATCATTTCCTCTACCTAATGCTTCAATACCAGTAATAATTGTAGGTCTTACTGATTTTTCAGGTAATGATGGTATTTCATTTGCTTGTTCCATTCTTTTCATAAGAATAGTTACTAATGGTAATTGAAATTCTTGTGATAATAAAGAATATATACCACCCATTGCTGTTTCTAATTGTTCAGCCATGTATCTAATTTCTTGAGCAGTCACACGTTCAGCATTTCTTTGTATTGCTGTATGTAATAAGAAAGCAAATGATAATCTTTCTTCTAATTTTTGTATACTTCTTTCTACAACTTGTAAATCATATTGTTTTTCTGCTTGTAGTACAGACACATCATCTCTGCTTCCTGTAATAATGTCACCATTTCTACTTAATGATAAATCTTTTTTTCTAGTCACTGCATTTGGTCTTACCATAAATACTACTTTACTTGAAGCCGCCGCAGATTCTACTAATGCTTGAGACAATCCTTCTAATGATTTTAAATCTCCTAAAAATTCTTCTACATATCCTCTACCATAGTCTTCATTATCAACTCTAACCATTCTTAGAGCTTGGTAAGGCATACGTTCTTTATTAAATGTTCCAACAGATTCAGGCATTTTAATACCATTAACTTCTTGACAAACATAAAATTTCTTATCGTCTAATTTATATATGTGAGTATATAATTCTATCTCTTCATCTTTTTTATATTCAGGGTCAGCTATAACTTGTGCCGCTATTTCTTTACCTAAAGCTAATATACTTAATTTTTCTTGTATAATTATTTCACAAACATTACCTGAACTATCTCTTTGACAAACATATTGATGTAAAGGAAATACTCTCATGCTTCCTTTTTTAGGTAAATAAGTTAGTACATTACCAGACACTATCAAATGTTTTAATGCTTCAAATACAGATACTCTTAAAGCAAGTTGTTCAATTTTATTTGATACTTCTTTTTCTATAACAGCTAAAGATTTTTCTACATCAGATTTTATTTCTTTGTTTTCATCTAATTCTTGTTTAGCTTTTCCTGCTATTGATAATCTAAAGAAGGGAGAGTTTGGTGGAAGTAATAGTAATAAAAGTTTAGAAGCTAAATTGTTTACACCCCTAGCTCCTACAGATTGGAAAGGGTTATACAAATCAGAAGATGCTGTAAAACCATCTGGTTGTATTAGAGAGGGAATAGTGACTTCAGAACATTCTTCTGCTCTATCTAAGAAATGTTCTCTGTCTTGTTTTAATTTTGAATAACGCTGTTTTGCTGTATCTTTTGTAAAATTGTTATCCATGTATTCCATTTATTAAGCTATATTTAAAGTATTACTAGATGTCGCTGTATTAACTCCACTAGAAGTTTGTAATGCAGATGTACCTGACTTTTTCTTAGCTTTCTTTTTAAGTTTTCCATCTTGCTCGTCTGCTGTAACCAATGTTGGAGCTAAGTCATCACCAATAGGTGACATATTAACTGGTGGTGGAGCAGGTTTTACTTCAGGAACTTTAGGTTTTGATAAACACATAATTATTTCTCTGTCCTCTCTTTTAAAGTATTGATAAAATTTACAACGTCACGCTGACCTGCTTTAAAATAAATAGTTTTAGTATCATCTTTTAAATCAGGAGATTTTTCAGGATAAACTTCATTAAGTAGTTTAACTAAATCATCTACGTTATTTGGTAATGTTAAATCGTCCATTGTATTCGTCTAAAAAGGGAACTTTACTCCCACAAGCTCCCTGTTACTGTACCTTTGTTATATTCTGTAGCTCTATTTTCAAAGAAATTAGCATGTTCTACACCATTTAACACCCAATCTAACCAACCTAAAGGGTTTTGTTTAACACCAAAATTAGGTTTTAATGATAGTTGTAACAGTCTTCTGTCAGCAATATATCTAATATATTGTTTAACTTCTTCTGCTTTCAATCCTCTAATACCGCCCATACTAAATGCTAAATCAATGAATCTATCTTCTAATGCAACCATATCTCTAGCTGTTTGATAAATACTTGCTTTAAATTTTTCTGTCCAAATATTAGGATTTTCTTTTATTAATTGATGAAACAATTTAATCATACCATCTACGTGATGAGTCTCATCTCTAATAGACCATGTAACTATTTGACACATGCCCTTCATTCTTCCGTATCTTTGAAAGTTTAGTAGCATAACAAATGATGCAAACAACTGTAAGCCTTCACCAAATGCAGAAAAACAAGCTATCTCTTTAGCTAATCCTTCTAGTCCTTTGCCTTTACTAGCAAATAAATACTCATGTTTATCAGCCATTTCTTTATATTCTTGAAATGCTTTGTATTCTTTATCTGGTAATCCGATTGTATCATTAAGTAATGAATAACTATGTGCGTGATTAGCTTCACTTGTAGCAAAAGAAGACAACATCATTCTAACTTCAGGTGATTTAAACTTAGGTATATACTTATCTAAGTATGCTTGAGCTATATCTACGTCACCTTGAGTAAAGAATTTAAGAATTTGTGATATAAGATTTTTTTCTTCTGCACTTAATCTTTCATTCCAGTCTCTTACATCTTCATGTAAAGGTACTTCACTAGGTAGCCAGTGCATTTTTTGTTGCATGTCGTAAGATTCAAAAGCCCATTCGTAATCAAATGGTTTGTAATGTACTCTTTCTTTAAATAAACTCATAGTTTGTTTTTTAACTCCTCTAAATATGTTTGTTCTTCTGAGTGACAACACTCATTGTTGTTTTCTTTTTCTTTAGTATGTGTCTTACACTTCTTCTTTTTAAAAATAGAATCATAATTTTTTCTATATGCGTCAGTAGGAAGATGCACACCATCTCTAATTTTATAATCTTTAAAGCCCATAAATCAATTCTATCCCTTCTATTATAATTATTATTAATAATTCTATTGCTAAGATAGTATGATATACAGTCCATAAGACAGTTTGTTTAGGTGGTTTTCTTTTCCTACGTTTACGTCTTGGCTTATCCATACCATCAAATATACTACTATCCGTCATTATCCCTCACATGCTAAACAATCTGCTTCTGGTATGATTGTTCTTTCTATTTTTTTAGATACCAATTCTGCACGTTTAATTGCTTCTGAACGACAGTAATAAAGTGTCTTTAATTTTTTCTTCCAAGCTAACATGTGTATGTCATGTAACTCTTTAATGTTTACATCAGCAGGGACAAACACATTAACTGATTGTCCTTGACAAATATATTGTTGTCTATCTGCGGCATGTTCTATTACCCATTGTTGGTTAATTTCAATCGCAGTTTTAAACGTATCTTTTTCATAATCAGATAGCTCTTTAATATGAAGCACTGAGCCTCTATTCGCAAGTATTGAAGTCCAAGTCTTATCATTATTTATCTCCTTTTTTTCTAATAATTTTTCTAAGTATTTATTCTTAACTAAAAAAGAACCTGACATAGTTTTTTGCACATAAGCATTAGCTCTGTATGGTTCTATTGATGGTGATGTTGTACCACAAATAATAGATGAAGAAGCATTAGGTGCAATAGCTAGTAAATGTGCATTACGCATACCAGTATTTTCCATGTCTGGTGCTTCACCTCTTTTAATTGCTAATCTTTTAGATTCTTCTACAGCTTGTTCTTTTATCTTTTTAAATATTTTTAAATTTAATGACTTAGCTAAAGCAGACTCAAAAGGTATTCCTTTAGATTGTAAGTAAGCATGAAAACCCATAGCTCCTAAACCTAAACTTCTTTCACTTGCCGCACTAAATCTAGCTCTGAATAATTCGTCAGGTGCATTGTCAATAAAATGTTGTAAGACATTATCTAAGAATCTAATTAAGTCAGGCACAAACAATGTATCATTTTTCCATTCGTCATACTTTTCTAAATTTACAGAAGACAAACAACACACTGCTGTTCTATTTTCATTAGTAGGTAAAGTTATTTCAGTACATAAATTAGAATGATTAACTCTTAGTCCTAATTTCTTTTGAGGTTCAGGCAATGATTCATTAACAGTATCTATAAATGAAACATAAGGCTCACCAGTAGCAACTCTTGTCTCTAATATCTTTTGCCACAAGTCTCTAGCTGATACAGTACGTACTACTTTTTTTGTATGTGGGTCTATAAGATTCCAACTGTCATCATACGTAGGTTCTTTAACACAATGGTCTATTAATTGCATAAATTCATTAGATAAATTTACACCATGATGTAAGTTTAAACATTTTCTGTGCACATCACCACCACTAGGTTTACGCATCTCCATAAATTCTATAATTTCTGGGTGTGATATATCCATGTAAGCGGCATAACTACCACGTCTTGTTTTACCTTGTGAAAAAGCTAATACTTCTGAGTCTACTACGTGAAGAAAAGGTATTGAACCTGAAGATTGACTACCACCTGATGTAGCAGTACCATCACTTCTTACATCACCCCAGTAGCCACCGATACCACCACCAACAGAAGCTAACCAAGCATTTTCTGTGTAGTGTCCTGTTAATCCTTCTCTACTATCACCAACATAATTTAAAAAACATGAGATAGGCATACCTCTTTTTGTACCACCGTTAGATAAAATAGGTGTAGAAAACATAAACCAAAGTTTAGAAGCATAGTTATATATACGGTCTGCCATTTCATCATTGTCAGAAAATGCTTTAGCCGCTCTCATAAATCCATCTTGCGGTGATTCTTCTTGTGGTAAAAGGTATCTATCTTTTAATGTTGTCTTACCAAAATCAGTAAGTAATTCATCTCTATTATAATCTATTGTCATTGTTTATCTCATCTTTGTTTTTTATATCTAAATATCTCTTTCTATCTAGTGTTAAGTAATTAATTTCTATTGGGTCAAATTTATCTAATGCTTTAAATACAACATCTTTATTTAACTTACTACAAGTGTAGACATCTAATTGAATTATAGCAGGACTATCTTCGTCCCAAGAATGTAATGCTATGTGTGATGTTTCAATAGCTTGTAAGCAAGTTAAACCTCTGTTATCTTTTTTATTTACATAGACAGCAACAGTCTCACCTAAAGGTTTCATACCTAAATCATTTACTAAATTTCTTATCCATGCTTTTATACTATCTATTTGCACAGGTGGTTTTTTGACTGTTGCTCTGATTAAAATGTGTTTGTGTTCAAGCATACACCTCTAATCTTTTGTATCTGTTACAGTAGGTACACCTTCTTTTTCTATAATAATATCAATGTACTGTTTTGCTTTTTTTAAATCGTCTATGCCACCCTTCTTACGCCAACGTGTAATATATTTTACTACATTACCTTCACAGTAAGTTAACTTATTTTTTATAATGTAATCAATAGGTTCTATCTCTGAGTTAGCATAATGAGGTGGGTTTTTTATATTGTCCATAACTTAACCTTCCCTGTTTTCTTATTGTATTCACCATGTCTAAGTATGTGTGCCACTCTAGCTTGAGCTAATGCTTCTTTAGCTGAGTAACCTTTGTCTTTGTAGATACCTTTAACTACCTTCCACAAATCTTTTAACTTAACATTAGTGTATTTTTGTATTAGTTTATTAGCAGTAACAACTCCGACACCATCTATGCCATCATATCCGTCAACTTTATCTCCTGTTAAAGTTTGTATCATAAATTGATAGTCAGCTAATCGTTGAGGTATCTGCTCTATTGTTTGTCCATCTTGAGATAAGTTACATGGTACTGTTCGTAAATCTTTATCTATACTGACAACAATTCTTTCTTCATTTAAAGAAGGTTCAGTTGCCATAATACCCATGACATCATCAGCTTCTAAGTTTTTCCAAGACACACCATTGTGTTTTTCCATTACATATTCACGTAATGCTTTTAACACCATAGGTTTACGCTTCTCTCTTCTATTACTTTTGTAAGAAGGTAAGACATCTTTTCTAAAATTGTTAGCATCTGTTAATGTAACAACATAATCATCTGCTGATAGACTAGAACCTAAGTCATCTATTACTGCATCTACATCTGCTTTACATACTTTCTCATCACAATGTAATGTCCATAGACCATCACCCCAGTGTGTATCTATTTCATTGTTAAGAGCAATCTTATATAACAATATGTCACCATCAATTAGTAACACTCTTTTCTTTTTGTATTTATCACTCATTTACTATTTCCTTTTGTTTTATTTGCATCTAAATTTTTTGCTAAGAATATTTCAGCTAAAGGTATCATTACACATTTACTTCTAAACCCATCACCAACATTTTTAATTTTACTAATATATTTTCTAGCAAGTTTTTTAACAGTACGTGTATCAAATATTAGTCTACAATAATCATTGTCTCCATCAGCTAATATATGAACCCAGTAGTCAGACTTAGTTGCCATAACTCCTGAAGGTTTACCATTACATTCTATTTCTATTGCAATGTTACCACTCTTAAACCACCAGTCTCTCTCAGTCTTAACTTCTAGTTTACCTTCTTTAAGTATTTTTTCTATTCTGTTTTCTCTATCTTGACCGTACTTTAAATCTATATCAAATTTATTATTTTTCATTAATGTGTTCCACTCCAATCATCTCCTATTTTATATTCGCCTGTTAATGGTAATCTTAATTGGAAGTGTTCACCTGTTTTTTGTATTGCTTCAACGGCTAACTTACCAATAGTCTCTGCATCTTTTTCAAGACACTCAACTTGTATTTCGTCATGCACCCAGACAACCTGCTGAGTTTCAGGAATATCCTTAACTAATTTATTAAACTCAACTAACCACTGTTTACACACTAAAGCTCCTGAGCTCTGTAAAAGTGTGTTGAGTGCGGCATGGGCTGACCTTACTTTTATCTGTCTTTTATCAAGACCAAGTAAGTGACCACGCTCTGATGCTAATTGTACTTGCTCTATAAGTTTACTAAGAGCAGGTAAATTATTTAAGAATCTTTTTTTAATCTTAGATGCTTCACCAACTTTTTTACCAGTTACTTCAGCTATTCGTTTGACACCACCACCATATAAAAAGCAATAGTAAAATCTTTTTGCTAAATCTCTTGAGTCTAAACCTGCAAGATTCTGTGTCTCTGTATGTATATCACCTTCTAATACAACTTTAGAATAATCTCCATTGTCATACTTAGACATAAAGTGAGCTAACATTCTAACTTCTAATCCTGATATATCTATACCAACTAATTTTTTACCAGTAGGTACAGTAAATAAACTTCTACATTCTTTACCAAAAGGTACAGACACACTTGGAATTTGTGCTAGGTTTGGAAACGAGTGACTCGCTCTAGCAGTTACCGTAGAATTAGTATTACAAGTGCCATGTATTTTATTATTCTTCTCATGTTTTAACCATGCTTGTGTACCTGTAGCTAATTGTGCAATTCTTTTATCTAATAAAAAATGTTCGCATAAAATTTTTGCTTCAGGATATTCCAATTTACTTAATACAGTATCATCTAGTTTTGGTTTACCATCATTAGTAAATTCTTTAGCTTCCCAACCATACTTGTCTTT